GTATTTAATATATATGTTAAATAGTATGTTTTATGGATTTATCAATATTTAATTTACCAGATTCTTCGGGTCGTATGTATAAGGAACCATTTATGATTAAGAATCATAGAGAAGAGTATGATTATATAATAGATTATTGTGATAATAATAATTTATTAGACATATCCTTTAAAGAAAAGGTTTATTTAGCTTTGAATAAGTTAAATAACATACCTGTTTGTAAAAACATAAATTGTAAAAACAAAGTAAATTTTAAAAACTCAACAATTGGATATCTTGAATATTGTAGTAGAAGATGTGTGTCATCTGATCCAAATATGATTAAGATGAAAGAGGAGAAATCTTTGAAAAGGTTTGGAACAAAGTCACCATCACAGTCAAAAATTGTAAAGGATAAGGCTATTAAGACAAACCAGATAAGATACGGTCATAATTCGGCTATGTGTTTATTAGAAACACAGGAAAAATCGAAGGACACACTATTTAGAAACTATGGTGTTACTAATCCAAGCGAATCTAAAGATATTCTGTTTAAAAGGATACAAACCTTTAAACAAAGTAATTATAGAGAAACATACAAAAAAACATCTTTAGAGAAATATGGAGTAGATCATCCATGGATGGATAAGAATATACATAATAAAACAATAGATTTCTTTTATTCTTCTTATAAGGATAGAATAGAGAGTAAGATTGACTTTAATAAGTTTAAATTTATAAAGTTTCAAAGAGGAATATCAACAAGTTTGTTATTTAATTGTCTTGAATGTAAAAAAGATTTTGATATATTAACTTACCAGTTTTATTATAGGACAAATAGTGGTGTTAGTATATGTACTAATTGTTTTCCGATATCCGATAATGCATCTATATCACAAATTGAATTATATAACTTTATTACTAAGAATTATATTGGTGAAGTTATATTAGATTGCAAAAATATAATTAGTCCATATGAAATGGATATTTATCTACCAGATCTAAAAATAGGATTCGAATTTAATGGCATTTGGTGGCATTCTGAGAGATTTAAAAAAGAGAATTATCATTTAAAAAAATATGAACTATCAAATTTGAATGGTATTAGTTTAATAACAATTTGGGAAGATGATTGGGTAGTAAATAGAGAGATATGTGAATCTTTTATCTTAAATAAATTAGGAAGGACTTCGAATAAAATATATGCTAGAAATTGTTCTATTAGAGAAGTTTCATACAATGAATCTAAGACGTTTTTAGATAATAATCACCTACAGGGAGATTGTAAATCATCAATAAGAATTGGATTATTTAATAATGATGAATTGTTGAGTATTATGACCTTTTCAAAGTTAAGGCTTCCATTACAAAAGATTGAAAAAAATAGAAAAAAAGAAAGACATTATGAATTGACTAGATTTTGTAACAAAATAAACACCAGTGTTACTGGCGGTGCTTCAAAATTGATGAATTATTTTATTAAAAAATATAATCCTATACAAGTAGAGACCTATTCTGATAATTTAATATCAAATGGAAATCTATATCAAACTTTAGGATTTGAATACTCACATACATCAAAACCAGGATATTGGTATGTAATTGATGGTATTAGAGATCATAGGTTCAACTGGAGAAAGCAGAGATTAATTAAAATGGGTTATGATGTTAGTAAAACAGAGGAGGAGATTATGAGTGAATTGGGTTATTATAGGATATATAATGCGGGTAATAAGAAATGGATTTATAAAGTTATTTAAATAAAAAAACCAGATATCACTATCTGGTTTTTTTTGTTATACACTAGGTAATCCACCATTAAAATTATTCATTATGTTTGATGGATTAAAATTACCCATATTCATAGATTTGTTTTGCTGAGATTCTTCAGATTTCCTTTGTTGTTCTTCTTCATCAGTCAGTTCATTAATTATTTTAATATTTTCTTCAAGAAGCCAGAATGGCCACTCATCAATACAAAACTCATTAACATGATAATGTTTCTGAAGTAGAAGTTTATTCTTTAATAAAGGCTTCAAAGGCATCATGAACAACGAAAATACTTGACGCTCCGTTGGGAAATTGCATTTCACTGCGGACCTCCACTCCACAGTTAGTGCATTCTTTTACTAAGTCTTTTATTCCAAAAGTCATTTTAGAGACTGCGGCATTTAGGAATTGAAAAGATATATCATCTAGTTGTTCAAAGTCACTTAATTTGGTTTTAATTCCCTCATATGTAATACTATTTCTACCATCCAACATAAAAGGAATAATTTTCAAAAATGATAAATTAGGACTTTTATTTTCGTTATTTTCTTTGATTATATAATCGGTAAATGCTTTTTGTATTCCAATATTCGGTGGAGTTAATTCAAATTGTTTATTATTGATTGTTTTGAAAACAAATGAATTACTAGATCTGTTAAAATATTTGAATATTTTTTCATCAATTTCATGGAATCTAAAGTTTTTTCTAACCAATTCTAATTGATTATTTTCCCCACATGCGTCACACTTAACACTTACTGCTAATTCATTACCTTGTTGGAATGTTAGTTCTCTAATAGCGAATACTAAATATAGTCTATCTTGGTCTTTTATATCAAGATAACTTGCCATCTTACCATCAGGATATTTAATTCTCACACAAGATGATAGCATATCATTCATTTTCTCTACTATATCGTAGAAGTTATTATCATCTACCATCGAATATGCTTGGATCTCTCTAACTTGAGCAGGTCTCACCATAAACATTGTACCAGTTGGATAAAATTGACCACAAGGTAGTTCCTTTACATCAAAGTTAAAGTATTGTAAATCTGATACTCTAGAATTATCTTTTTTTACTGGTTGCTCAAAAACCATTTGACTTTCTTGTGATTTTCCACGAGATTCTTGCTCGTCTATGTGTTTTTTTAGAAAATCCTCTTCCGACATTTCTTTATTATTGCTCATTTTTTAATGATATTTTTTTATATATAGTTATATTTTTAATTCCTCCTATTGTTTATTTATATTATAAAAATGAAAAAAGTCGATTATTTTTTATAATATATATCATGTATTTTAATAGAGACAGAATAAATAAAAATATATAATCTATAATTGGTAAAACAATTAAACAAAAAAAAATATAAATAAGTTATGCCATTACCACATTTTACACAACTTGTAGTAGCGGGTTCTCCAGGTGGTCCTGGAACAACTCCACAGGAGCCAGTATTTACTAACCTCTTTGAGATTACGTTTGTACTTCCTACAATTTTACAATCACAGGGTAGAGACCCTATAATCTTCTTACAACAAGCCCTATCAATCGACTTGGGAACTACTAACGTTGCGATTGCAACTGCTGAACAACGCTGGAAGTATTCTACTCGTAAGTTCTTACAAGCTGGACCTCCTTCGACTAGTATCGATTCACTTCAGGTCAAATTTAACGTAAACGTAAATAATCAAGGATCTATGGAAACTTGGGCAGGCCTAAGAGCTTGGTATGATCTTGGATGGAATTCTCAAAACGGTTATTTACATTACAAAGCTGATACAATCGGTACTATGATTGTAAACCAACACGATAAGAAAGGTCTAGTTTTAAGACGTGTTACTTTCCAAAACTGTCAATTGAAGTCAGTTACTGGTCCATCTTTAGATTATTCTGCACAAGGTATATTAGCTGATGTTACTGCAGACTTCTGTTGTGACTACTGGATTGATGAGTACATTGATGGTGACTTCACAATAGCACCACCATTTGTTTCTGGTTACGAATAAAATCAATCTCTACATTTTTAAAAATAATTCAAAAGCCGATAGAAAATCTATCGGCTTTTTTGTTGAACATATCTCTGATTTTTCATATAAATTAAAATATAATATATGAATGAAAGTATTTATTACAACAGATTGGCATTTTGGTGTCTACGTTAATAATTTAGATAAATGGTTAAATATGATGGAGGATTATTTCTATAATTTCTTCATACCTTACCTAAAAGAAAATGTCAAAGAAGGTGATATATTAGTACATTGTGGTGATCTTTATGATAACCGAACATCAATTCCTATTATTGCCTCATATAAAGCTGAAAAGATATTAACTGAAATATCCAAAATAATCCCAGTTCATTTGATTGTTGGAAATCACGACCTTTGGAATAAAGGATCTAATGATATTAACTCAGTTCGTCTTTTTAATTTTGTTGATAATATCAATGTTTATACAGAATCATCAACTATTGAAGTTTTTGGTAGTAAGTTGGTTCTAATGCCTTGGGTTGAAAAACGATTAGATATGATTAAACAACTTCAATCTAATTCAGGAGATTATCTATTCTGTCATAGTGATTTAAATGGGTGTAGAATGCATTTAAACTCAGTTGCCCATAGGAATGCTGATAAGATAGATGTAGATGAATTTAATCGATTTAAACACGTATTTTCGGGTCATATACATATAAGACAAACTAATAAGAATTTCACATTTGTTGGAAGCCCCTATCAAATGGATCGTAATGACATGGGTGATCAAAAAGGAATTACCGTTTTAGATTTAGTTAGTGGTAAAATTCATTTTGAACCTAATACCTATTCTCCGGTATTTAGAAAGTTTCAAGTTGTTAATGAAGATGATATTGAGTTAATTGAATCTTTAAAAGATACTAAGGATTATATTGACTTATCTATATCAAATAACTTATTAATTAATAATCGTAAGTTAAGAAGAAAATTAGAAACAATATTAGAAACTGGTAATTTTGCTTCAGTTGAATATCTTGATGATATTGTTAAAACTGAAAAAGAAAAGAAAGAAAAAGAATTAACAGAAGAAGAATTACAAATTTCTATTCAATTAGAATATGAAGAGTTCATTAAGGGGTATATTAAGAATCAAAATTTCGAAAATGATTCTTTTAAAGAAGGTTTATTGGGTGAATTTGGAGAGATTATTCGTATTTATAATGAGAATTATAAGGTTAAGAGTGAGTAATTAAAGTTTATTTAATTTAATTTTTAAATCACCAGTTCCTTTTATTATTCTGTGATAAACACCTTTTGGTATAAATATTTCACCTTCTATATTGATTGGTAATTTATCATCTAGTTGAAATTTCCAATCAGTTTCTTCAATAGATTCTATTATTCTATCTTCGAAATCACGATGCCACATAAGAGATTCTTCTTCTATATCACTTTTAAAAGTTCTTATATATTCACTTGAGTTTATTATTTCCTCATTAAATGGTAATTTAGGCAATCTGCCTCTAATAAACCCAGATTCTACCGAATCTAAATCGAATAACTTTTCAATATTTAATTCGCTATTATAATACCAACATCTATTTTTTAACTTACCCTTTACCCAATCATCAGGTATAACATCATCATTATTAAAATATTTCTCTTTATTCAAAGAAATATTAAAGTAACAAATTTTACCAGATAAATTATTGCCTCCTAATTTTATATGTTTAGAACGACCAGATAACCAACCATTCGGAATAACATCATCAACACTAAAATATTTTTCTTCACCTGTTTCTGGATTGTGATACCATTTTTTACCAATTGAATTTGATTTGCCTAAGCTACCAATTTTAACTCTGCCTAATTTATAACCTTCGGGTATATCTCCAATTATCATTTTTGATTTATTTGTTAAGATATTCGTTACCCATTTTTTATTATAATTGTGATTGAGTTCAGCATCTTGTTTTCTATTGATTTTTTCGCCTTTTAATTGTCTTAAAATCTTGTTGCGTTTTTTTGTATCTTTTATTTTATTGATTGTAGTTTTAGATTTTGGTTTTTTCCACATTTCTAAACATAATGATTTAGCATACTCATAATCTCTAGATGAAACAATATAATCTCTATTGACTTTTTGATTACACATTGCCCAAAAAGCATATCTCAACTTCTCATTTTCTGGATAAACCTCACATAATATTTTATGGCAAATAAAATGTTCTTTAGCTGTCAAAGTTGTTATGTTAGTTTTATCATCAAATCCATTCATACATCTTGGAATAATATGATGTTTTTCAGTATATACTAATTTATCAAGTATTCTTATTTGACCTCTTTCACATATTTTAATATAAATTAATTCTAAATTCATAGAGTATATATTAAAATATTGTTCTCTCTATCTCGGTGTTTACGATCAAAGAATCAACATCCTGATAGAATGTTCTGATGAATGTATTTTCGGATACTTGTTCTTCTTTAAATGGTAGTATCATATTTTCCAAAAGTGTATATGTATTTGTCCTAAATATTTTGTAATATCTCTCCTTTGATTGAATAAAGGAACTATTTGATTTATGTCTATATCAACCATACTAACACCTCTATCTATTTTTGTACTATATTTCCAATCATTATTTGTCATGTAATTAATACATTCTTTTATTATATCTAAAATTTCATCTATACATTCTTTTCTTGTTCCAATTGATAGGCTTATATATTCCTTAAATCCTTTTTCAACTTTAGTATTTCTATACCACATTTCACCGGGATTGTCTAAAAATTTACTTCTGCCAAAAATTGAATAATTTAATCCTAGATCTTTTATATCTAATAAAATAAATTCTAAATTTTCTTTAACATCATCATACTCTGAATTTTCAAACTTTTTAAAATTTAATATGTTTTTCATTCTGAAAATGTTATTATTATTATTCTTTGTAATTTTTCTGGCATTTCCGAACCTTGATTGAATATATAATTACCTTTTTCATCTATTATTTCTTCAATGACAATTTCATAATTAATTTTGTCATCTTCTAATTTTTTAAAACAAGATTCCAATTCCTTT